GCTAGTGGCGAAACGTAACATCCCTGATTGCTGGCATATGGGCATCCCTGACATTGGAGGGTAGCGTCGTGGCCAGTCCGGCGGGACTCTACGGGGTGGACGTTGCGAGACATGATCCATAATTGGATCATGTTGCCTGTCTTTACGTTGTTTGAGTCAACTGTGGCAACGCAGACTAGGTCAGCGGATTCGTGTATGATGTACATGGGATTCTTTGGGGTTGTTGGGGTTGAGAGGGGAGGGGGAGGTTTAGGAGAAAGTACTAAGCTACTGATTTGGAAAATTTTGCCCATGGAATGTCAGACACTTCGTCGAGCTTGTTTGCGCTGGCATTGCAAACGTAAAAGGAAACGTCGTAAGATCCTTTGTCGTAGCCCGTTGAATAGGTCACTTGAATCTGACCGATCTCGTTAACTAGGACACGCTTCTTTCCGAACACAATCTTTCCGAAGTGTTTGCGCTGCACAGCGTAGGAAACGGTCATGGCGACGTTTTCCAAGCCTGCCAGCTTCACAGCCTCAAAGAAGCCGAGCACGTCTGCAGGGGATTCGGTGGAGGAGAGAACGGGGAGGGCGGGTGTTTTGGTCATGTATACTAATCGGCAGAAAAAAGTGGGACTTTAGGAAAAAGATTGAGAGGGTGAAAAAAGTGCTCCAACAGAGTACGAGGTGAAACAAACGGAGTGAGAAAATCTCACCTCGTGAACACTCCTACAGAGTAAAACGCTTCACGAGGTGTTGGGGAGGGATGCGGGAAAATGAGGGGAGGAGAGCGTGCCGGGTGCGAGGGAGGGAGGGAGTGAGGGAGTCGGTTGACTCCGTTTGACGGGTGCTCAAAAGAAGAGCAACAATAGAGCATGCTTACGGAAAAGATGCGCGAACACATGATTAAGCCCGGAGAGCGGCCTTGTGGACGCGTCAAAGGAACGCCAAACGCTCTCACTGCCAGCATCAAAGATGCGATCCACAATGCCTTTGAGGAACTGGGTGGAATGTCCTACTTAGTCCACGTTGGACGGTCTGATCCGCGCACCTTTTGCGCCCTGCTCGGGAAACTCCTGCCCACCAAACTCGCCAATGCCGATGGCTCGCCACTACTCGCAGCCCTCACAGAGCTAACAGACGCACAGCTCGAGGCTCGCACAGCCAGAGCATTAGCAGACGCCCAGCGTCTCGGTCTCGCCAGTACTGCGCAGCCAGCGATTGAGGTTCAGGCTGAGGTTGTCACAGAGACTGACAAGCTATAACGCCCCACAATATAGGTAAGATGGAATACGTTTTGTTGATTCTGAGGTACTTACGTCAAATCATTCCAGACTAACTCACACTAACTCTAACTAATAGTACACTAGTTTAGTCTATTTTAGTTCAAAGTAGCAGGGGCAATCACCCCCAGGCCGGTTCCTTTTAAGAGAGAAGTCGAGGTCCCTACTCAGTCTGTCTGGCCCCTCTCTACAACCTCAGTCAGTCCTCTGTGTAGCCCAGTGCTCTCAGTACTCTCTGTGTGTACAGCTCAGTACAGCTCAGTGCTATTAGGTACAGTCCAGTAAGGCTCCCCATCCCCCCTTTGCAGCCTCTATAAGCCCCGTCTACCCCCTCTCTCTTTTCGGGGACCAGTCTGTACCTAAAGCTCTCTGTACAGCCTTGTAGGGCTCTCTTACTTCACGCAACTATCTCTCTGGTTGTGCTTAAAAAATAGGGACACGTCCCTATTAGTACTAATAGTACTGATGGTACTACTAGGGGGGCCATCACCCCAGCCGGGCTACCCCTAGTCACCCCATAGGGCTGCCTCTTTTTTCGGGACCGTCTTCTTATCTCTCTTTTTCTTGTTGCAGGCTTCTCTCTTACTGTTATCGCTGTTTGTCGTATGGAAAACACTACTCGTAAGAGAACTAGAAAAGCAGGAGCACCAGAAGTGGTAGCTCTGAAGAAATCAGTCTCGGCAGCACTCAAGGCAGCCTGGCATGTTGAACAGCTTCGTGCACGGATTGAGAAGCCTAAGAGGGAGAGGAACACTTTGGCGAAGAAGGTGGAATTGCAGAGGGCTGCTTTGGAGGAGGTGAAGGCTACTGTGGAGGGCTTGCTTGAGAGCTTGAAGCCGGCACAGCTTGACCCACTGAAAGATCATCCTGAGCTTCCTATCGGTAAGACTTTGGTAGAGACCTTTGCAGGTTCTAGTGCTGCTGCTTAGTCTGGTTTCGCGACACCTGCCTGTGGCTCCATGCCGCAGAGCACCTAGCTTACGCTTCGCGTGGGTGTGGTGAAGTGGTGTGACACTGGGAGAGACTAGACACTTTCGGGACGCCGAATCGGGAACGCCGCTGAGTCAATGGGCGTGACAGGCTGGAGAGACAGCCAACTCTTTTCATGGACTTAGAACCCGCTGAACCACCAGAGAAAGCCACTGAGCTGGCTTACGCACTCCTTCTCGATGCCATCAAGAGAGACATGGACTACGAAGAGTTCTCTTTTGAACTAGAAGGAGGAATTGATGATGGAGTGGAGTATAAAGTTTTAGTGATGAAAGTATGATTGACACTTTCAACACTCTTGTGCTAACTCTTGAACTCAACCGAAACCACTGGTGTGCGACTGGCGGTTTGGGTGGGTGTGCCCCGGCTCTGTGTGTGCAGATGTCCGGGGCTTTCTCTTTATGAGCGACATCCTCGACTCCATCGACAAGAAGCTCGAACTGGCCCTCCTGCTGGAAGAGACGCTTAGGCGTAAGAAGGAGCGCAAGATCAATTCGTACTTCCCTGATGACGGGCCTCTCAAGCGTGACCTGTACCCCAAGCACCTCGCTTACTTCGCTGCCGGCAAGACGTACAGAGAGCGGCTGATGATGGCTGCCAACCGTATCGGGAAGACTGAGTCGATTGGTGGCTATGAGATGGTGCTTCATATGACTGGCCGTTATCCCTCATGGTGGGAAGGCAGGAAGTTTGACCAGCCTATCAGTGCTTGGGCGGCAGGGGACACCGGCAAGACGACTCGTGACATTCTTCAGATGAAGTTGCTTGGGCCTCCCGGGGAGTTTGGAACGGGACTCATCCCTAAGGCTGATCTTGTACGCACTACTGCCAAGGCTGGGGTTGCAGACGCCATCGAGACGATCTCTGTTAGACACGCTTCTGGTGGCGAGTCTAGGCTGACTTTCAAGTCCTACGACCAGCGCAGGGAGGCGTTTCAAGGTTCAGAACAGGATGTCATCTGGTTGGACGAAGAGCCGCCTCTGGACGTGTACACAGAGTGTCTACTGAGAACGATGACCAACAATGGCATGACGATGCTCACATTCACGCCTCTGATGGGCATGAGTGAGACTGTCATGTCGTTCCTGCCCAACGGAGAAGTTCAAGAGCACTCCAGTGGCAGCAAGTACGTTGGCATGGCCACTTGGGACGATGTCCCGCACCTAACTAAACAGCAGAAAGAAGAACTTTGGGCTTCGATCCCGCCCTTTCAGCGCGACGCTCGTTCTAAAGGTGTTCCACAACTCGGTGCCGGAGCCATCTACCCTGTGCCTGAGAGTGAACTCGTCGTCCCTGAGTTCCCGATTCCTGAGCACTGGAAACGCTGCTTTGGCATGGACGTAGGCTGGAATCGCACTGCAGTTGTCTGGGGCGCTACCAACCCCGACAGTGGTGTCACTTTCCTCTACAACGAGTATTACAGAGGCCAGGCAGAGCCCATTTTGCACGCTGAAGCCATCAAGTCTCGTGGAGAGATCCCCGGAGTCATCGACCCTGCCTCCCGAGGCCGCGCTCAGACTGACGGGCAACAGCTTCTGAGCATGTATCGCAAACACGGACTCGACATTACGTTAGCCAATAATGCCGTAGAGAGTGGTCTTTACAGTGTGTGGCAAATGATGTCTGAGAACCGCATCAAAGTATTCGCAGGATTGAGAAATTGGCTCAACGAGTTCAGGCTTTATCGCAGGGATGAGAAGGGGCGTGTAGTCAAGGATAACGACCATTTGATGGACGCGACTCGCTATTTGGTGGTAAGTGGTTTAAGTAGAGCTGCCCTTCCCGGTAAACCTTCCCACAAACAAGGCAGCACGTTTGCGATGCCCGTAGTCAACTTTTTCAAGCGATGAACGAAGACAAATTAGCTGATATTCACCAGCAAGCCCGTGCAGAGTTCGATCAAATCCAGTCTGCACTCTACCAAGA